ATATCTGTAGCTTCCCAAGTACCTGATGATATAGTTCCTGTTGTAACGATTGAACTAGAACCAGCTACTGGTGAAAAATAAGTTTTCATGGTGTCCATTCCAACTTTCTTTAAAGTTCCACCATCTGAATATAATAATTCATCAGCATCTGCTAAACCTGATGAAATCTCAGTTTGACCTGAAATAACATTATCATTAAGCATACCTGATTCAACTGCATCAGTTTGAATGGTTGCTGCACCACCTGTTGCTATAGCTATATCGCCTGATATAACAACTGGATTAAAATTCGTTCCATCTGCAATTAAAGCTGCACCACTTGTATTGGTGTTCATGGTGAGATCATCACCACTAATTGTTAAATCCCCTGATATAGTGGCATTACCACTAACAGTTAAAGTTCCACTAGATGTCAAACTGGTAGCTGTTACAGCAGGTAAATTAGCTGCAATATTTGTAAGAGTTACTCCATAAGAAGTGCTAGAGTCTGCTATTGCAAATAAAGCACTACTACTTGGTGTGCTTGTTGTTGTTAATTCTGAAAATTTCTTTGTTGCCATCTATTGTACTGTCCAAGTTGTTGTTGAAACTGCTGGTAAATCTTGCCAATCAGCAACACCTATTGCTGTAGGCCCTGCTTGTTGTAATAAATCTCCACTTTCAGTTGCAAGTAAATGTATGCCATCTTCTACTTCAAAATAGCCAGTAGATACATCAGCTAAATTTGTCCATGAAGTTGAACTTGTACTTACTCCTGTCCATGTAGTCATTAATAAGCACCATAATCAATTCTAGTTGTAGGTGCTACTCCTGAATGTCTATCTCTTTCGTTTGAATCTATTATCCCTTTTTTAGCTAATTCATAAGCACCAACCCAAAGCTGTACTCGTTTATCATTTTGTAAATAAGGTTCTGCTTCTAATAAAACTGCATACAAATAAGCATCAGGGTGATATGTAAGCATATCATTTGTTGTATTAGAATCTGATAATCCAGTAAAATACTTATAATAAAGCATTTCAATTTCATAAACAGAATCAGGAATAGGTCTTAATTGAAAAGTATTGCCTATAATTGAATATGCTTTTGGTTTTCCTGTTGTACTACCACCTCTAACCCTATCCATTTGTTCAGGGGTTAAATATTCTAAAGCTGTTTTAGGATCAGTATTAAGTTGTATATTACGCATAGCAACATAATTATCAGGAAGTGTATAAAATTCTGTATCTGCAATCGTGTTTGCAGTAACCCTTGTTTCCATTCTTCTTATTTTAAAATCCCTTCTATGCCTAGCTTCTGCTAATGCAATAAATTCAGGTATTCTGTCAGTTAAATCTGATCTATCTAACCAATTAGCTACTGCTGTTTTTAATTCTGAAAATGTAGTTATTGCCATTATAAAATTCTCTTAGTTGTTTTTAAGTACCTATAATCAGCACTATTTAATAATCTTTTAACCCCTTCTTTGTGGTTAGGATTAAAGACATCAACCCCAAATTTGTTCTTCCATTCATAATATACAGTCAAAGGAATCCTTGCAGATAACCTTAACTCATCTCTCATAAGATGATCGTTTTCCTGTAAATTCTTATTAGAATCAACTAGAGGTTGAATGTCTTGTATATGTTCGATAGCAAACTCTTTTGTTGGTTCGTGGAAATGAAATATTTGATTGCTGTCAATCTTTCTTTTCATTATTCACTTAGCTCGGCTACCCAAACATTAGCTGTACCACTTGCAATAATTGCTGCCAGTTTCATGCCACCATCAACTTTAAATATCATTGGTTCATTAGCTGGTAGTCTTATCGAACTAGCTGCTGCTGCTGTTGGGCTTGAACCAAACTCAACAAATACAGATGCAGTATCTGATGTTACCATCACATATTCTGTTTGCGAACCAAATGCTGATGTCGCAGCAGAACTTGTACTTACTGTTCTAACATGATTTGCTGTTACTCTTTGTCCATAGCTCCAATTTGCCATTCTTATCTCCTAATTGTAAATGTTACATCTAGTGATTTAGCACCTGTAGAGTTGCCATCTGTAATCATTTCGATTTTGCCATCTTCTGCAACATCATTAAGTGCTGTTGGTACAGATGAATCGCTAGTACCTGCTGCTGAACCTGAGTGTGCAACTGTAAATCCACCATTTGTTACAGCAGTACCATCAATTTCAAAAGTAATAGCAGCATTACCACCACTTATAGCTCCCTGTAAGACAGACACAATTTTAACTATTTTGCCACTATCAGGAACTACTACAAATGTTGATCCTGCTGTTGATATATCAGTAATTCTTCCACTTATAAAATAATCGTTTAATGTTCTCATTAAATTTCTCCTAAAAAAATAACCCTCGTTCCGAAGCGATACCTTCTTCAAGGTCATTATTAATTTGGTATCAAAAAGTGGGGTGGTAAAAACAAAGGAGTCAAAAACCACCCCTTAACTTCTGAGGGAAGTTAAATTTTATTATGAAGTTGTCAAGTCAGCAACTGTGCCAGAACTTGCTTCATTTTTAGCAACTAGTGTCCATTCAGTTAAGAGCAATCTCTTTTCTGCATCACCAGTTTTTGCTAGTTCTATTGTTTGGAAAGGTCTTAAATAATCAACTGACCACATATCTGTTTCAACAAGTAGACCTGATCTACTTCTTGAGAATCTGTCAGCGACTACTCTAACTTCGCCAAAATCAGAAACATACACATCAATAGTAGCAACAAGACTTCTATCTTCTGCCATATCCATTCTTGTGTTGTTACCTGTAAAACCTGATACTTTGGTTTTGTTGAACGAGCCAACAAGCAATAAGTCAGGATTTCCACCTTCATCAAAACAGCTTTTTATTTCTGTTTTAAGGATAGCTTCAGTTAAAACTCTTTGAGTTCCATCTGTAACAGAACCTGATGAGTTTGAACCACCTGAACCATATCCATTGTTGGTTGTAGTCCAGCTTTCAAAACCTCTAGCTTTTCTTGCTGCACCACCATTTCCTGAACCTGCTGTGGCATTGTTCTTACCAGTCATATCAAGTTCCATATCTCTTTTGAGTTCTTTTCCAGCTTTAGCTATTTGATAAGCTAGTTCGGAATTAACTCCAGCATGGACAACTGCTTCTTGTGTTCCTGAAACCATAACTGGATTATATGAAATCTGTGTATAGTTGAGAACACGAGATGTTGCCGACAATGCTGCATTAGGTGAGTCATCACCTTCAATTTGAGCATTAGTTGCTGCTGCTGCAAGAGAATCAGTTTGCCATTCATGTTTTGTAAAGGAAGCTGTACCAGTTCCTACACTTGACATAAAAGGTGTGTCTGTTGGAGAAATGTTATAAATAACATTCGCCAAATCTTCTCTATTACCAGTTGCATCATAGGTCTCAAATGTATTTGTCAATTGTGCCATTGTATTACACCTGTGTTAAAGTTTAGTATTTAAAAGCTATAGTAGGGATTCAAGATACTTTGCAGCATCATTGACACCACCTGACCTTTTAGCTTTTGTTCTTAGTCGATTTACTTTCTCACTAGCAACTTCACCTTTAGTAGCACCAGTTCCTGGTTTTGTTACTTTAGGTACAACTTTAGCTTTCTTTTTAGAAATTTTTGCATCTAAAAGATTTTCATACAACATGGCTTTATGAAGTACATCAACCGACCTTGCATCAATTAAGTGATCGACCTCTTGCTCAGAAAAACCCTTTTTTATAGCAAAACTCTTAATATTTTGTTTGAGTTTTGCACCTTTATTAGGATCGTTCCATTCAGGAAGTCTTTGAGCCATAATCTCTTGCTGTCTAGCAAGTTCTTCATTCCATTTTGCTTGTGCTTCTTGTTGTTGTTTATATTTAAGATTTTGTTGTTCTTCGGCAACTAATCTTTTATTTTCTTGAAGTTCTCTATATTGATCTCTTTTGGTCATATATTCCATAGGATCATCTGCCTTGAGTTTTTCCCAATCAACAGATTTAAACTCATCTAGTTTTTTATCTGCTTGACCAGTAAATTGTTCAAGTTGAGAAATGTATTTCTGTCTTTCTTGTTGAGTGGCAGCTAATTCATCATCAGCTTTTTGCCTTTGTTCTGCCAATACTTGACTTTTTCTTGTGTAATCAGCTTGTCTACTATAACCTGCCTGAAGTTCCTCAAGTGTAACCTCTACATCTTTACCATCAACTTTGACAGTATATGAAGTAGGTTCTTGTGTTTCTTCTTCTTGGTTATCATCAACTAAATCATCAACAGTTAATTCACCTGAATCTTCTGTTTTTGTCTCAACTGATTCGGCATTTTCCATTGCCTGTTCAGAAGTATTTTCCTCTACTTCTGTTTGCACTTCTTGCTCTACAGGTTCTTCCGAAGCTGGAGCTTGTAATTGAGCCATAAGTGCTTCCTGTGCTGATTTAACATCAGTAACAGGTATTCCTTTATGCTTACTTTCTTGTACTGGAATATTATTTTGTGGTGTTGGTTTTTTTATTTTAGCCATTTTTATCACCCTTTCTTTCTTCTTCTAACAATTTTCCATTTTCCATTGTATTTACAAGAACTTGTTTTACTTTTAATGCAGCTATCTGTCCATGATAAAGACTTTCTCTTTCCTCTTTATCTTCTGGTTTGGTTGAAATCCATTTTTGATAACCTTCATTTAATATCACATTAAATGCGTTTACCATTACAGGATTTTCCAAGATAGTTTTTGCATCTTGACCATCTCTAATTTGATCGTTTTTATTTGCCATTATTTTCTCCTATTTGGTTGATTCTATCTACCACATGGGCAGGTATAGTTTTTCTCCCAGTTAAGTAACCACGAATCTCGTTTTCTTTAATACAAGTGTCTCGTGATAACTCAGATACTGAAATTCTTTTTTTCAACATTAACTGTTGTAATTCTGTATGCGTTATATCGGCTTTGATGTAGTGCCTTTTAATGTGTTTTTCCTCTTAAATTTTCTTGCTGTTTCTTCATGTGCTATTGCCACAGCTTTAATAGCTGGGGTATTCTTTTCTAATTCTCTACATAAAACCTTATCAAAGAACTCCTGTTCTTCTTTTTTTTCCATTATAATAATCTTAGTAATTCTGTAAATTTATCGGTTGCTAAAATAAACACAACCAATGCACCATAAGCTATATACTTAAATCTAAATACTTCTACCTTTACATCTTTTAAATCAGATTCAATATGTGTTAAATGATTATTTTTAATATCATTGATATCTCTTTTAATCATTTCTATTTCTGTATTTAATTCGTTTAGATTTTTCATGCTAGTGGCAACCTCTTTCTTTTAGGGTACATATCTAAAGCTATTGCTACAGCTTGTTTATGTGGCTTTCCTTCTTTTGTTAATATTTTTATCTTTTTAGAAATTAATTTATTTCTACTTTCAGTTTTATATTCAGGTTTATATTTAGGATATCCCATTATGTAGGCCCTATTCCAACTGGTCTATTTTGCACAGCTTCTAGTGCAAGTTCTTGTTCGTTAAGGTCTAACTGCGATTTTTTAAGTTGCAATTCTTGTTGTTTTAAAGCAAGATCAATCGCTGCTTCTTCTTTTTTAAGTTGCAGTTCTTGTGCTTTAAGTTGTGTATCAATTTCTAATTCTTTAGCTTGAAGTTGTAATTTTTGCAATTCAATTTGTGATTTTTGTGCCTGTACTTTTTCTTCAATAGTTGGTTCAGGTGGTTTTGGTGGTGGCATCATAGCTGGATTAGATATAAACATATCTGAATTTTTATATCCTGATTGAGCCACAAACTCACTTACAGCATTATAAATATTTTGTGGTGTAACCAATGTTCCCATTCCACCATTTTGTATTAATTGCTGAATAATAGTCATAATACCTGTCATGGTTTGCATTTTGCTTTGCTGACTACCACTTCCTATTCCAACATTAATAGTACAATTTAACTTATCTTTCCATTTACTAGGATCAATAGGAACAAATTTATTATTTAAAAATACTATTTTTTCTCTATCTTCATATCTTTGTATTAATTGATAAATACATCTAAAGACATCTTTAATACCTGTTTCAGCAAATATACGAGCAATTAATTCTGTTCTTTGCATAGCAGATTCTGTTGCAGCACTTATAGCACCTGATGTTACATGAGATGTTAGAACATCAGGATTTAATCCTTGTGTCATTTTAGATACACCACTTCTTTCTTCTCTTACTTGGTCAAGATATTTAACCATATTAAAAGCATCTGCCGATATTTGTGGTGTAGGTAATGGTGTTACTGCATTAGGCGATCTCATTCTAACAATACCACCAGGTCTTGATGTTAATAAATCATCTAATTCTACTTGACCTGCTAAAACTGCATACCTTGCATTATTCGTTAAATACATATTGTCAAGAATATTTCTAACAATAGTAGATTTAATTAACTGTATATCTTTAACTGTATCTGCTACAGACATACCATAAAACTTATGTGGTATCGGTAGAGGACAAATAGTAGAGAAAGGAATATAATCAATCTCAATATTATCTAATATTACATTTCCACCTTTTGTAATTTTGCGAAGTTCTGCAACCCCATCACCATCATAATCAATATGAGTATAACATTCATCTAACCATACTTGTCTGCTTGGGCCAGTCCCCTCATCAGGTGGTATAGAATCATCATCATAACTAAATCTTGCTAACCTCTCCTCATTCCATTCAGCTTGTGATTGAGAATAAGTCGGTAAATTCTCTACAACCTTTGGATCATAACCCTCTAAAATTAAATCACTTATTGTTTTTTTAACTCTATGGCAAATAAATGGAGCAGATTCTATATCTACTGCCCTTCTCGATATTAAAAATTCTTCTGGTGGCACAGATGAAATTCTAACTTGACCATCTGTTTTTGTTCTTTTTGCTTTTATGTCATGTGTTATAATTTCAGGCGATACCATCATGCCATTCTGATCTAATTGAGCTTCCTGTATAAGTGTTTCAGTATGTTCCAATACTTCTAATTCATCATTTGCTAATACTGCTTGATATTCAATTTCGGTTAAATTGGTATAATTTTCAGTAGATACTTCTGTTTTTTGTTCCCAAAAGTGTTTGACAATTCCTGTTTTACTGATTAAAGCATCTTTGAAAGTATCATATAAAACTTTAAAGCCATTGTTTTGCTTGTTAAAGACATAGTTACAATAATCAGTAGCTTGTTTTGCCATCTCAACATCTTCTGGCCCTTGTGGCTCAAATTCAGCAACATTATTATGCGTAGTAAATATACGCATTAAACTTGGCATAATGTATTCAACAGTATCTCTTACATCTGTGGTTACTATCTCGGATCTGCCATCAATCTCATTTCCAAATTTTTCACCAAGATAATACTTCATAGAGTCCTCTCTTTGACTAGAGAGTTCACTATTCATGTGTCCTGTAGCTTGTTCTATTTCAGATGATAAATGCGAAGCGAGTTCGTCATCACTTAGTTTTTTTGGTTTTTTTGCCATTAGTTACCTTTGTATATGTTTGTGGTAGTTGTTTTTCCTGTAAAACAAGCACTTGTTCTGTTAAATGTATAATTTTTTCTTCCAACTCTTGGATTTTAAAAGCCATCTGTGTTGGTGTTCTCATTAATTCAGGCATTTATTAACCATATCTCTTTTTAAATCTACTTGCTGCCGAACCAAATAATTTACCAGCAGGTGTTTTCTTTGTTATTTTTGAGGTTGGTAATTTATCTACCATTGATAATCCTGGTAAATAACCTAATTGTTTAAATAATGGGTGTTTTTTTAATAATTGATCTAATAATATCATTTTATCTCCTACACAATAGCGACATCAGGGCCTAATGATCCCTTTCTGTTCCATCGTGAATTTCTTGTTGTTGAATGTCTT